GAGGCTTTTTCAACTGATGTTTCTATTTGTTTGGTTAAGGCAAATGGTAATTTATAATACCTAATTAACAAAAACTCAACTTAAACCCACTCCATAATAGGGGTGGGTTTTTTTAAATATACTATATTTGTAAAAAATAATAAAATGGCAGAGAAGAAGTTTTTTGTTGATATCAACCTTCAAGGCAGTGATATTAATAATTTAAAAGCAGATACATTAGATATTACAACTAATTTAGCAAGTGCTAATACTAAAAGAATAGTGTATTGGTCTGACCAATATTATTATTCAGATGGAACATCTTGGAATATAATGGGAGTAACGGGTTCTGCTGGTGGTGATTTAACTGGTACATATCCTAACCCAACTGTTGATGGTTTACAAGGAAATCCTGTAAGTAATGCTACACCTTCAACTGGTCAAACACTTCAGTGGAATGGTAGCGCATGGGTTCCGGGAGCTATTCCTAACGGTGGTTCCGGAGGGGGTGGTATAGTTTATTATTTAAACTACCAAAATACTACTGATATATCTCCTACTACTGGTTTACCAACCTCCCCTGTAGCAGTATCTCAATTAGGTATAACATATAATGTAGGTACAGGTTCTGTTACTTCTGCTAATTTAACAAATGGTTCATACAGTTTAGTATGTGGATTTGTTACTATTACAGGAACACCTGGAGTTACTGATATTCCTGGAGGTTTATGGGATTTTAATATTTGGGCATCTGTTGCTGGAAGTGGAGGCTCAACTAATCAAACACAATTTCAAATAAGAATTTATAAATATAATTCAAGTACAGGAGTATATACATCTTTAGCTAATTCAGATGATGTTTATATTTATGATCCTGTAACAACAGCACAGTATATTGCAAATGTTACAATGCCTCAAACAACAATTCTATCAACAGAAAGAATTTATATAGAATTATGGGCACAAAAAAATGTAACACAATCAAGACAAGTTGTATTTTATTTTGATTCATTACATCCATCTCACGTTCATACTACAATCCCTTCTGTTGCTGGAACAGGTGTTGTAAAAGTTGTAAATGGAGTTTTTCAAAGTCCTGCTAGTACTATTGTAGATTCTGATATTTCAGCAACTGCTGCAATTAGTGTTAGTAAGCTATCAATGTCAACTTCTAAAATTCTTGGTAGAACCACAGCAGGAACAGGTTCTGTAGAAGAAATTACAGTTGCTACTGCTTTAGGATATACTCCGGAAGATCAAGCAAATAAATCAACTGATGTTTCATTAGGTACATCAGATACATTATACCCAACACAGAATGCAGTCAAAGTTTATACAGACAATATATTAGGTAATTCTAATGCTTTAGTATATAAAGGAACTATTGATTGTTCTACAAATCCTAATTATCCTGCAGCAGATGCCGGATGGATGTATATTGCAAGTGTTGCTGGTAAAATTGGTGGTGCAAGCGGTATAGATGTTGAAGTAGGAGATATGATTATATGTAACACAGATGGGACTGTGTCTGGTAATCAAGCTACTGTAGGTCAATACTGGAATGTAATTCAAAAAAATATTGTAGGTGCTGTAACTGGTCCTGCAAGTTCAATTAATAATACTATACCTGTATTTGATGGTACAACAGGAAAAATAATTAAACAAGGTATTATTACTGATACAGGAACTAATATTGGTATAGGTACAACTACACCAACAGAAAAATTAGAAGTAGATGGTACTTACAAACTTGGACCAGCTGGAGGTATTTTGTTTGGAAGTTATGGTGCAGGAACAAATTTAGATATGAGCTCACTTAATACCGGTGGTTGGACTGGAGTGAGTAAAATATCAACAAGTGATACAAATGGTACCGTGTTTTTTGGTACATACGGTTTAAATTCTTCATTAATAAGTTCTCATTGGACTGTAGGAAGTTCATCATCAACAACTGGTTATGATTTAACCACAGGAATTCATTTACTTAAAAATGGCAATGTTGGTATTGGAACCACAACACCTGCTTATAAATTAGATACTTTAGGTAATGTAAGATTAAAAGATATAAGTGCTCAATTAACAATTGATAGTGCAACTTGGTCAGAATTAAAGTATGGCGATGATAATTACTTTAGAGCTCAAGGAGACCAGGCTATCATTTCAGGACCTCTTATAAGATTATTTGATGGATCACAAGAAACGGTTAGAGTAACTGGAGGTAATGTAAGTATTGGTACTACAGTTACATCACCAACAGCTAGACTACATGTTAATAATACATCATCTGCTAATTCATTTTTAGTAGAAGATAATAACAATGTAGATTCATCACCATTTGTAATTGATAATTTAGGTAAAGTAGGTGTCGGACTTATTAATCCTACAGCACCGCTTCATGTAAGAAGTATAGAGATACCTAGTGATAGTGAAACTATTGCTCAATTTGATGTAAGTGATGATTCATCTTATTTTAGAATTAGTAATGCTACAGGTGTTGATAGTAATTTTATTCCAACATTGCAGGGTTATAATGCAAGTGATAAGATTGCTTTATATCTTTTTGGTAATGGAACAAATGATACAGGTACAGAACCATTATTAAACCATGATGTAAGAATCGGTAGTTCAGAAGTTGTTAATAGACCTTTATTTAGATGGAGTAATTTTGGTAACATCAAAATGACTATGTTAGCAAATGGTGATCTTGGTATTGGTACATCTACACCATCAGCCAAATTAGAAGTTAATGGTAACGTTAAAATATCTACTGTAGCAAATGCTACTACTAATACTGGTAAAATTTTAGTAAGTGATAATGGTATTGTAAAATATAGAACAGCTGCAGAAACAATTAGTGATATATTAACTGTAACAAATACTGGTACAAGTGGTGCAGCAACTCTTACAGGAACTACATTAAATATACCAGTATATGAAGAATCGTTAATTCCTAAACTACAAGGTAATGAAATTTGGAGAGGTGCAACTTTTAGAAATAATTCAACTACTATTGATACTACTGCTGGTATTACTTTATCAACAAGTGGTACAAATACAGCACGTTCTGTAGGAACAACTTCATATGCTACCAAAAGTATTAGATTAGGTGTAACAGCGTCTATAACAGCAACTGGTAGATATTCTGGTATGAGAGGTTCTGTATTATTATGGTATGTTACTGGTGGTTTTTTATATACTGGTGAATTTAATATTTCAGATACAGCTACAGCTACTGGTACACATAACTTTTGGGGAGTAGCTTCTTCAACAGCAGATTTAGCAATTGGTGGTAGTAATAATGATCAACCATCTGCACTAACAAACATCATAGCTTTTGCTAATGATTCAGGAGATGCTAACTTGCAAATTATGTATAATGATGCTTCAGGTACAGCAACTAAAACAGATTTAGGTGCTTCATTCCCGTCAAACAGAACTGCTGGTGCCGCTATTACTACTATTTATTCTTGTTACTTATACAATGCTCCTGGATCAACAGATGTTATTTATAGAATTGTAAATAAAGAAACTGGTGTTGTTGCACAAGGTGTATTAAATACAAATCTACCCGCATCAACGGTAGGATTAAATTTCTTTGGTGTAAGAACAATGGGTACATCCGGAGGTGGAGTTAATAACTCAGGACAATTTGATGTTTATAGATTAGGTGTTTATTCTTTATAATTATGAAACAGTTTACATTATCAACAAGTTATTTTATTGAGCCGGATTTAGAGGCTAATGTTTGTTTAAGACCATCTGATTCACAGATATCAGATTACATAGCAAGCTTTTTTATTTTTCCTAATGAGCAAGAAGCATTAGAAGAAATACCTGGATTAACTATTACTCAGACACCTATCTTATTTGAAAAGTTTCAAGAGATGGACAATGTTCCAATTCAGATAAGAAATGAGTACTATTTATAGTAGTTTGTAGAATTTTTTTAGTATATTATTATATAAAAATTTTTATTATGAATGAAATGCTTACAGTTATATTATTTATTGCAGCAACAATAATTACAATTTTTGGTTTCTTTTTAAGAACAGCTTACAATGATACTAGAAAAGACATTGAGCTATTAATAAATAATCATACAAAAACATCTGAAGAACTTGGAAAACTTAAAGGAAAAATTGAGTTAGTACAACAAGAAAACCAATTAAAATATCAAGCTATTCAGGAGTTGACTCAGCTTGAAATTAAAAATCTTGCCAAGCATGTTAGTGAACTTTCAGATGCAGTAAGAGAGTTAATAATTAAAAGACCAAAAACAGTATAATTATGGAAGGATTAACTTTAAAACAAAGATGGTTTTCGCCAACACCTAAATTTTGGAAAAAAGTACAAAGTCTAGGTTTAGGTTTGACAGCATTAGGAACATTTATTGCTACAGCACCAATCGCATTACCAGCAGTCATCATTACCGCAGGAACATATGCAGCATTTGGAGGTGGATTGATTGCAACTATGTCTCAGTTTACAGTTGAAGATTCTCAAGTAGAACATTAAAAACTAATTTATGATTAATGTAAGAGCATACAATGATAAGCAATTGCTTGCAAAAGTAAAGTCATTACCATCATATAAATCTATTCCTGAAGATTATTGGATTTTGGGTGTAAGATCAAATGAAGATGCACCTAATAAATTTGATGATAAATTTTATATATTTAAAGGTGAAAAGTTTGATTCTGTTTTATTAGGGACAACAAATCCAGGAACACCTGTTTTAGAAGGTGGTTTTTTAAAATATAATAAATTAGGTGCAGCTATTGTTAAAGCTGATGAATGGTATTATAATGTATGGAAATATGGTTTACATATGGGTAAAATGCCAGCATTAAAACAAGTTGGTAATTTTATAATTTTTAGAGATGGTGATAGAGATAACAAATCAGAAGAAATTGGAGTTCCAATTAAAGGTTCTGGTTATGGTATTAATTTTCATGCTGCTACTTATGATGATTCTTTTAAAGGTGAGCAAGAAAATATTGGTACTTGGTCTGCTGGTTGTCAAGTTTGTAATAATAAACAAAAACATTTAGCTCTTGTAAAAATGTTAAAGTCTCAAAAAAAAGTTACTTACGTCTTATTAAATGAATTTGAACCAGTATGAAACTAAGAAATAATTGGGTATCTAAAAATAAACAATGGGATAAATTAATTCTTAAAGTAAGACTATCTAGTTTAGATTTGTTTAGTATTGAAATTGATGCAAGTAGAGATTTTTACTGTTTTACTTTATTAAATTTTACAGTTAAAAATAGGTAATGCTCATTACCGTAATGGTGGTTACAATAATCCAGGTGTTTATACATCTGGATTTTTTAGTTTTTAAATATTTAAAATTTAAACTTTATTAGTATTTTTGTTTAAACTTTAAAAATATAAAAAATGGAAAATGTAACAGATGAAAGAGAATTAACTCAGGAAGAATTAATTCAGAGAAAGGAAGAAATGAAAGCTTTCTATGAAGAGTCTGTACCTTATTTGGAAGCACAATCTAAGTATGAGAAGTTACTAACAGAAATTGAGGAAGCTAGATTTAAGAGAGTAACAATTCAAATGCAATGGGCTAACATCATGGCGGCACAACAAGAGCAAGACACAAGTGACCGTGAAGAGGATGAAGAAACACCAGCTCCTACAGCAGAAAGAAAACTTAAAAAATCATAAGAATGGCAACAGTTAACCAAGTTCAGAAAAAGGTTAGAATGCCTAAATGGGATGTGGTTAAATTTCAGATCTTAACTCATTGCTATATTAACCGTATAGTAATGAGTGAATCTGATTTAAACTGTTTGACACTATTAAGTTTTAATCAGCCAATAGAACTAACTCATTTTTGTTATGATGCTTCTGCAGAAGAAGAGTGGATATTTAAGTCTCCACAAACTGTAAGAAACTGTGTAAACAAAGCTGAGAAAAATGGATTAGTTGTAAAGGACCCAAATAATAAAAAACAAGTAATGCTTAATCCAACATTGAAAATTCAAACAGCAGGAACAATATTACTTGACTATAAATTATTAGGCTATGAATCCCAAGAAAGCAGTCAACTTATATAAGACAATTTCTGAGGAATTAGAAGTTGATCAAAACTTAGTAGAAGATTTGATGGAACATGTTTATAAAACATTAAGAAAAAAACTGTCAAGTCTTGCTCATCCTAGAATTAACGTAGATGGTTTAGGACAGTTTGCTGCTAAACCATATGCTGTTAAAAAAGGTATAGAAACCATAGAAACAAAATTAGTAACACATGATACATCTACCTTTGCTGCTTATCATCACAAGAAAGTTTTGGAAGCAAAACTTGAAGCAATGAAGAATTTGCATGAAATGATTACTAAAGAAGAAGAAAGAAAAACCAACTTTAAACAATCTAAATATGAAACCAAGTCTAAAGGAAATCTGGAAGAATAGAAAACAGATTATGGAAGGTATTACAAATTCAATAATAAGAGATGAATTTGTTGAAGAGATTGCTGCAGAAAGATTAGCAGTATGTAATACATGTGAATTTAAAGATGAAGTAGGAAAATCTTGTGCACTTACAGGTTCTCAACCTTGTTGCAGTATTTGTGGTTGTGCTTTTAAATTTAAAACAAGAGCATTATCATCAGAGTGTCCAAAAGAAAAATGGAATGCTGTAGTTACTGAAGAAGATGAAGATAAACTAGATAATCTTAAATAATATGTCACATCCTTTTAACCAACCAATATCAATTGCATCTGATATAACATCTAGTATTATTACTAGTAACAGTGGTGGTGCTACTTGGAACTCTATTGATACTTCATCAATGATGACTGCTCCTTTATCAATCATGGATGATTCAGGAACGGAGGATATAACAGTGGCACTTATAAGATCTTTAAAGAAAAATAATCTTATTATGTTTCTTAAAATACTAGTATTAGAAGGTAAGTTTACAAGAGAAGAAACTGTTAATATACTAAACATGATTGAGTCAAATGATGAAGCATCAAGAGAATTAGCAGCTACTATATTAAAAAATGAAGGTTATGAGCATATACTTTAATGCAACAGATCACAGTTATAAAAGCTTAGCAGCTGAAGATAACATTGATTGGATCAGTGTAACAACATTAGTATCCCATTTTAAGAAACCATTTGAAGCAAAAAAGATTGCTGAAAAAGTTTCCAAGAATAAAAGATCTAAATGGTTTGGTATTGATCCAAAGAAAATTCAGGAAATTTGGGAAGCTGAGGCTGATAGAGCTGTAACTCTTGGTACATATTATCATAATCAAAGAGAAGCTGATTTATGTGCGCTTGCTTCTATAGAAAGAGAGGGTAAGACAGTTCCTATTATAGCTCCTGTACCTTTACTTGAGAGTGGTATAAAAATGGCTCCTTCACAAAAACTTGAAGAAGGTGTGTATCCTGAGCACATGGTGTATCTTAAATCTGCAGGTATTTGTGGTCAATCAGATTTAGTTGAAGTAGTAAATGGTAAAATAAATATCATAGATTATAAGACCAATAAGGAGATTAAAACAGAATCTTTTGTAAATTGGGAAGGGATGTCAGACAAACTGATGTTTCCAATAGATAGTTTAGATGACTGTAACTTTAACCATTATGCAATACAATTAAGTATTTACATGTACATTATGCTTAAACATAATCCAAAATTAAAACCTGGAAGAATGTTTATACATCATGTTACATTTGAAATAGAATCTGAAGATGAATATGGATATCCAGTTGTCAAGAGAGACCACACAGGAGAACCAGTTGTGAAAGAAGTTATTCCTATAGCAGTCCCATATTTAGTGGATGAAGTAAATGCAATAATGCATTACATTAAGGATAATAAAATTAAAATTAAAAAGAAATGATAGTAAGATTGTTTGATGTTCAGAATGGTACTGTGATACCTACTGAACATTGCTATACACTGAAAGCTTTAAAAGATATTATGGATAACTATCCAGATGATCACTTAAAGATATACCAGTATTTGTTTTACATGACATGTCCAAATCCGGATATGAATCCATTTTTTAATACACCAGAAATAGATAAAGAATCTATTATACTTCAAGAAATAGAAGCAGAGTTTTCTACTGAAGATGAAGATATAAGAATAGCTTTAATATTCTGTCAAAGAATGTATGAAACTCCAACATCTAGAGCATACAAAGGTATGGCATCTATGTTAGATAGATTAGCTAGATATATGGAGAATACACAAATTACTGCTGGTAGAGATGGTAACATAAACTCTCTTATTGCTGCAGCAAAAAACTTTGATCAGATTAGAGCATCATTTAAAGGTGTATACAAAGACTTACAAGATGAACAATCCAGCAAAGTGCGCGGAGGAATTGGTTTATCATATGATAGTTAATTAATTAATAATGAAAGAAATATATCAAGACATACCAACTTGGGATAACGGAACATGGACTGTTACTGATTTTAACTCAAGAGAAGAGTTTGCTCAATTTTTACTTACTAATGTTTTTAAAGAACCAGGTAAGTATGAATTCAATGACACTACAACAATGTTGTTTACTCAGGAATCTAGTAAGTTCAACAGAGATAAAGTTTATTGTGTAGCCCCTTTTAAATCTAAAGATTTTATAAGTTATTGGGATGACCAAAAAGCTAAATGTAGAAGAGGGCTCTTAATAAAAGAAAATGGTAAATTTTGGTATATGACCAGGGATTACTACATGTGGTTAAACTTCTTACCTATCTTTAACAAAGAGATTCAGAAGTTTGGTTTTGCTGATATCCGGGATGCACAGTATCATATGGCACTATATGAAATACTAGCAGAATTAAATTATAAGCATGTAGCTATTCTAAAGAAAAGACAGATAGCATCTTCATATTACCATATGGCAAAGCTGATTAATCAGCAATGGTTTGAAGAAGGGGTTACTCTAAAGATTGGTGCCAGTCTTAAAGATTATATCAATGAGAAAGGTTCTTGGAAATTTCTTCAAGAATATGCAGCTTTTCTTAATGAGCACACAGCATGGTATAGACCTATGTCACCAGACAAGGTTATGATGTGGCAACAGAAAATTGAGGTAAGAAGAGGTGATAGAAAAACAGAAGTTGGTCTCAAAGGTACTATTCAAGGTATGTCATTTGAGAAAGATCCGACAAATGGTGTAGGGGGTCCGGTTAAATACTTCTTTCATGAGGAGGCTGGGATTGCTCCTAGGATGGATAGCACATATGAGTATATGCGTCCAGCCATGAGATCTGGTTTAATTACTACAGGTATGTTTATTGCGGCAGGATCCGTGGGGGATTTATCTCAGTGTGAACCATTGAGAAAGATGATTATGGACCCTGTAGCTAATGATATATACACAGTAGAGACAGCTCTTTTAGATGATAAAGGTACTCCAGGTGTGTCAGGTTTATTTATACCTGAGCAATGGTCTATGCCACCATATATAGATCATAATGGTAACTCTAAAGTAGAAGAAGCATTACAAGCTTTAGATGATCAGTTTGAAGCATGGAAAAAAGAATTAGATCCTGAGACATATCAGTTAAGGATTTCTCAGCATCCAAGAAATATCAAGGAGGCTTTTGACCACAGGACTGTATCTAAGTTCCCGACTCACCTTCTTACAGCACAACAGAGAAGAATAGAAGACAAAGAGTATGCACCTGAATACTTAGATATAACAGCAGATGCTGAAGGTAAGATAAGATTAGAGCATTCTAATAGAAGACCTATAACAGAATTTCCTGTATCTAAGAAGACAGAAGATAAAACAGGAGTTCTTGTAGTATGGGAGAGACCAATAGAGAATCCATCATTTGGTACTTACTATGCATCTATTGACCCCGTAGCAGAGGGTAAAACAACAACATCAGAATCCTTATGTTCTATCTATGTGATGAAAGCTCCGGTAGAAGTCACTAAGGTTACAGGATTTGAAACTGAGACATACATAGAACCAGATAAAATAGTAGCTGCATGGTGTGGTAGATATGATGATATCAACAAAACACATAAGATGTTAGAGCACATTATTGAACTGTATAATGCATGGACGGTAATTGAGAATAACATTTCTTTATTTATTCAGTACATGATCTCTAGGAAAAAGCAGAAGTACTTGGTACCAAAAAGTCAAATAATGTTTTTAAAAGACTTAGGATCTAATAACTCAGTATTTCAAGAGTATGGTTGGAAGAATACAGGTACTTTGTTTAAGTCACATTTATTAAGTTATGCTATTGAGTATACCAAAGAAGAATTAGATCAAGAATTAAAAACTGATGGTACTGTTGTAAGAACAAAATATGGTATTGAGAGAATCCCAGACATCATGTTAATCAAAGAAATGTTTGCTTATGCTGATGGTGTCAACGTGGATAGACTTGTATCATTCTGTGCTCTTGTAGCATTTATGAAAATACAACACTCCAATAGAGGGTATACTAAGCGCGTAATCAAGGATGAAGCAGCCAAAAACTTGCAGAAGTCAGAAAATTTGTTTAAATTAAACAGTAGTCCTTTCCGTCATATGGGGAGGACTTCAGGTAGTTCATCAGGAGGACAAAATGTAAAAAGATCTCCATTTAAAAATATAAGATAGTTATGCAAGTATATAACGCACTACAATTAAAAAAGGGAGCAAAGGCATCACATAACAGGATGGGTAGTATTACCCAACCATTGCAATTTATTCCTAAAAAAGAAAAAGATGAAGAGTGGGCGGCTTGGAATCTTGACTGGTTAGAGTGGAATGGTTTAAAACAAATCCGCAGAAATGCTCGCAGATTAATGAAAAATTATAAGCTGGCTAAAGGTATAATTGATAAGTCAGATTATATTGTTGAAGAAAACAATGAGATGAGAGACATTGTTGATGTATTAACTAGAGAAGACTGGTCTGCATTAGAATTAAAGTTTTATCCTATTATTCCAAATGTTATTAATGTTCTTGTAGCTGAATTTGCTAAAAGATCTACCAAACTTACTTATAGAGCTGTTGATGAATTCTCATATAATGAGATGATGGAACAGAAAAGAAAGATGGTTGAAGAAACATTAATGTCAGAAGCAAGTGTGCAAATACAAGCTGCATTAATGGAACAAGGTTTAGATCCTGAATCTCCAGAAGCACAACAACAATTAGCTCCAGATAATTTAAAGTCATTACCTCAGATTGAATCTTTTTTTAAGAAAGATTATAAGTCACTTGTAGAACAATGGGCTTCTCATCAACATAAAGTGGATGTTGAAAGATTCCACATGGATGAATTAGAAGAAAGAGGTTTCCGTGACATGCTTATTACAGATAGAGAGTTCTGGCATTTCCGCATGATGGAAGATGATTATGATGTAGAATTATGGAATCCGCCTGTTACTTTTTATCACAAGTCTCCAGATGCTAGATACATTTCACAAGGTAACTGGGTTGGTAAAGTAGATATGTTAACTGTTGCTGATGTAATTGATAAGTACGGATACCTTCTTACAGATGAGCAACATGAAGCATTAGAAGCAATATACCCAATCAGATCTGCAGGTTATGCAATTGGTGGACAAAATGATGGTACTTTCTATGATGCAACTAAGTCACATGAGTGGAATACTAACATGCCTTCATTAGCATACAGACAGTATACCACTATGATGGCTGGATCTGTATATGATGGTGGAGATATAATCAATCAAATACTATCTGAAGGTGAGGATTACTATGATCAAGGTACAGCTTACTTACTAAGAGTAACTACAGGTTACTGGAAGTCTCAAAGAAAAGTTGGACACTTGACTAAAGTAAAAGATAATGGTGAAGTTATTAATGAAATAATAACTGAAGACTATAAGATTACAGACAATCCAATTTATGATACAAGATTATTTAAGAATAAAACAAAAGAGAATCTTGTATATGGAGAGCACATTGACTGGATCTGGATTAATGAAGTTTGGGGTGGTGTAAAAATTGGACCAAATATTCCATCATTCTGGGGTATGAATAATCCTGGAGGATTCTCTCCAATTTATATTGGTGTAGATAAGAATCATATTGGTCCATTAAGATTCCAATTTAAAGGAGATAATAGTTTGTATGGTTGTAAACTTCCTGTAGAAGGAGCTGTATTCTCAGATAGAAATACTAAGTCAACAGCTTTGATTGATTTGATGAAACCATATCAAATTGGATACAACATTGTAAATAATCAGATAGCAGATATCTTAGTAGATGAATTAGGAACAGTAATTTTACTTGATCAAAATGCATTACCAAGACACTCAATGGGTGAAGACTGGGGTAAAAACAATTTATCTAAGGCATATGTGGCAATGAAGAATTTCCAAATGTTACCGTTAGATACTTCTATCACTAATACAGAAAACCCATTAAGCTTTCAACATTTCCAAAAATTAGATCTAGAACAGACTAACAGGTTAATGTCAAGGATTAAACTTGCTGAGCACTTTAAGCAACAAGCTTATGATGTAATTGGAATTAATCCACAAAGAATGGGTCAACAGTTATCACAAATGACTGCTACTGGAGTTGAGCAAGCTGCATCAGCATCTTATGCTCAGACAGAAGTTTTCTTTATTCAACACTGTGATTACTTAATGCCGCGCGTGCATACAATGAGAACAGATCTTGCACAGTACTACCATTCAACAAAACCGTCCGCAAGACTTTCCTACATGACATCTAATGATGAGAAAGTAAACTTTGAAATAAATGGTACAGATTTATTAATGAGAGATCTTAATATATTCTGTAGTACAACAGCAAACCATAGAGCAGTATTAGAGCAATTAAAACAAATGGCTCTGACAAACAATACTACTGGTGCTACAATATATGATTTAGGAAAACTTGTACAAGCAGATACAGTATCTGAAGTTAATAATACTCTTAAAGCTGCTGAAGAAAAACAAAACAAACAAAAACAAGAAGAACAACAGCAACAACAACAAATGCAACAACAACAAATTGAGTCTCAGGAAAAACAAAAGAAAATGGAACTTGATGCTCAAGAGTTAAGAGATGAAAAAAATAGACAAAGAGATATTCTTGTTGCTGAAATTAGAGCTGCTGGTATGGGATCTATGGTAGATTTAAATGAGAACAAACAATCTGACTACTTAGATGCTATGAAAGAGATTAAAAATTCTGAGCAATTCCAAGATCAAATGAATCTTCAAAGAGAAAAGGAAGTAAACAGAATGAATAATGATTCCACTAAAGCTCAAATTGAAAGAGAAAAAATACAAGCACAAAAAGAAATAGCAGATAAACAGCTGGCAATTGCTAGAGAAAATAAAAATAAATATGATAAAAAAGAGTAGTCTTAGCTATATAGTGCACAAAAATTTTTAAGTCTATTTAAATTTTTCAAGTTTATTGCTTATATTAAATTATAAACTAAAACCAACAACATGAACAAAGAAGCAACTAATCTTGAAGATCAAATTCAAGATTCTACAACGGTAGAGCAAGTTGATGTTAACATTGATGAACTATTTGGTAATCCAGGTGCAGCTAATGTAATGATTCCAGAAGATGGAAAAGCTGAAGAAGATAAACCAAAAACAATGTTCAGTAAAGAAAACATTGACACATCGTTCCTTGACACACCGTCTGCTACAGCTGAGGAAAAAGCTCAAGCTGCTGAAGACAAAGCTTTAGTTGAAGAAACTATTTCTGAGTTAGATAATTTAATAACTCAAAATGAAGAAGCAGGAGGATCTAAAACAGGAAGACCTAAAGTAGATAAAGATGGTCTTTATGATTTAGCTCAGAAGATGATTGAAGAAGGTACACTTATTCCTTTTGATGATGATAAACCATTAGAAGAGTATACTACTAAAGACTTCAGAGAATTGTTTGAAGCTAACTTCCAAGAAAGAGAAGAAAAGATTAAACAAAATGTTCCTAAAGAATTCTTTAATGCACTTCCAGAAGAACTTCAGATTGCAGCTAAATATGTTGCTGATGGCGGACAAGATTTAAAAGGTCTTTTTAGAACTCTTGCTCAAGTTGAGGAAATTACTGCTTTAGATCCTTCTAATGAGTATGACCAAGAAGAAATTGCTAGACAATATCTTTGGGCTACTAACTTTGGAACAGCAGAAGAAATTGAATCAGAAATCAGAGACTGGGCGGACATGAATAAGCTTGAACAAAAAGCTA